TCATGATCGTGCGTCCGATGTTTGCGCGAGAAGCGCGGTATCGACGGCGGTCGCCTTGAGCGTGTCTATCATGAAGTCGAGCGATTCATCGCGCGTCATGGCTTCGATGCAGTGACGCCGGAACTGCTGCTCCTCGTCGCCGCGCATCGCCGACAGGAAGGCTTGCGGAAGGATCACTGCGTCCTTGATCAGATCGGCTGCGTCGAACACCAGGCCGCCGCGTCGCGTCTTGCCATGGAGGACGGCCAGCCCTTGCGGCAGACCCAGCACCCACGTGGCCGTCGCGCCGAGGCCATAAGCCAGGTAATTGCCGTGATCCAGAAAGCGGTTGGCCGCGTCGGTTCCGCTACCGCGCTTCGCGCGTGTGAAATCACCGTAGCCGACCGTGTCCACCGCGAGTTTGAACAGGGCTTTGGTGAGACGCGCTTCGGTGAGCAAGAGCGTTGCAGGGTCCGGCGCGGCATCGATCTGGCTGCGAAATTGCTGCACGAGCGAATGCAGTCGGTCCTCGTTCACGGTGAAGCCTGCCTCGCGCATCGCACGCGTGCTCCAGGCCTGCTGCAATCGTGCGAGGCGGCTCGTTTGCAAATGCCTTGCCGCGCGAGAGCGCAACGCATCATCGAACCAGAAGCGCACCCACGCTTGCAGATACTCCGTCGGCCGGTATTCGCTTTGCGGCGATATCCAGGCAATGTCGACATCGATCTCCGTGGCGCTGAATAGCGGCGTGCCGCCACCGCCGCAAAAGCCAACGAGCACGCCAGCTTTGGCGAGTTCGCGCATCGCGGCCTGTGTCACGGATGTGCCGGTGCCGAGCAGGATGCTCGTCGTGTTAGCGATGGGGATATTCCAGTAGAGATTTCTTTTGCCCGCATCGGTCACGTATTCGACGCGGCCGCCATTTACTAAAACGCGGCAGTGTTCGAGGTAGTAAAGGTTAGCTCGTTTGGAATGCAGAATGGTTTTTAGATCTGATGAGCGTATGGATTCCATGTGGTTCTCCTGCCGCGATTTGCGTTTTGGCGTCGTGTGGCGTTCTTAAAGAGCGCAGCTTCGGGCCGCTGCGCCAACCTGAGCGGCCTACACTAACAAATCGTCTTCAGATCGATGCGGCTGTATCTCGAAAGTCGGGCGGGATGTGGTTGGTGGGGACATGGGTTCTTAGCTGCCTATGCGGCAGCGAACGCCCTTCTCGCCGCATCCGCGAGCGCGGAGCCTTTCTCAGCTGCCTACGCGGCAGCGAACCCGCGTACAGCGCAACCGAGCTCGCGTTGATCTTTCTCAGCTGCCTACGCGGCAGCGAACGCGCGCGCGGCGCGGAAGAGCTTATCGATCACTTTCTCAGTTGCCTACGCGGCAGCGAACCTGCGCACGACGCCGAAGCTGATGGAGTGCACTTTCTCAGCTGCCTACGCGGCAGCGAACACAGCAGGCGGATTCGATTGCTGATTGCCTCTTTTCTCAGCTGCCTACGCGGCAGCGAACATCGTCGAACGCGAGCGCGGTTTCGTCTGCCTCTTTCTCGGCTGCCTACGCGGCAGCGAACGAAACAGTTCGTAGTCCATGTCAGCAGACGAATTTCTCAGCTGCCTACGCGGCAGCGAACTTCGTTCATTTCACTGTTCTCCGGTTACGTGCTTTCTCAGCTGCCTACGCGGCAGCGAACAAAGCTGAGGTGGATATGCGCGGTTTCGTATTTTTCTCAGCTGCCTACGCGGCAGCGAACTATCAAGTCGGCTGCGAGAACGTGAATCTGCCTTTCTCAGCTGCCTACGCGGCAGCGAACGCGGCTCGACAGGCGTGCCGCCGTTTGATGTTTTTCTCAGCTGCCTACGCGGCAGCGAACTACAGCTACAAGACGGACCCGCTCACGGATCATTTCTCAGCTGCCTACGCGGCAGCGAACCATGTGCAGCATCGAGCGCTCTATGTCACGAATTTCTCAGCTGCCTACGCGGCAGCGAACCCGGCGCGGCGACTGCGAACGTCAGCGCAGCATTTCTCAGCTGCCTACGCGGCAGCGAACTTACGATCCCGCGCACGTGCATCTGATGACGCTTTCTCAGCTGCCTACGCGGCAGCGAACTTGTGCTAGATGCTGCGCTCGAAGGGGTTATTTTTCTGAGCTGCCTACGCGGCAGCGAACGGTTTCGCCGTTGAATCGTGGCAGGGCGTTCGTTTCTCAGCTGCCTACGCGGCAGCGAACCCACTCGCGCCGCGATTCTCTGCGCTCATGCTTTTCTCAGCTGCCTACGCGGCAGCGAACGCGCGGTTTCGCGCATGGCGGTTGAGCGATGTTTTCTCAGCTGCCTACGCGGCAGCGAACCGGTCAAGCGCTGAAAGATGATCGACGTCTGCTTTCTCAGCTGCCTACGCGGCAGCGAACACTCGCAAGAGTGCGGAAACTGTTGCGGAACTTTTCTCAGCTGCCTACGCGGCAGCGAACTCAATCAGATAAACCGGCTCTGCGCTCATGCTTTTCTCAGCGGCCTACGCGGCAGCGAACAAGGCGGTTCGTGCAGCTTCGATTCAGGCGTTTTTCTCAGCTGCCTACGCGGCAGCGAACCGAGAAGTAGCGAAGATCAAACGCGCGTTGCAGTTTCTCAGCTGCCTACGCGGCAGCGAACCGCGGGCATGGGAATCGACATGGGGACGTGGTTTTCTCAGCTGCCTACGCGGCAGCGAACGTGCGCCGACTTCACGGAAGGCTTGGGCGGCATTTCTCAGCTGCCTACGCGGCAGCGAACGGTGGCGGCGGTGCGAGCACCGGACTCGAGCGTTTCTCAGCTGCCTACGCGGCAGCGAACTCTTGAACTCCAGTGGAGTCTGCCAAGTGTTCTTTCTCAGCTGCCTACGCGGCAGCGAACTCGGCTCCTCCTTGCTCGCGGATTGCTCGATTTTTCTCAGCTGCCTACGCGGCAGCGAACTGCGTCGCCATCGAAACCCACTCTGGGGCGACTTTCTCAGCTGCCTACGCGGCAGCGAACTATTCGGAGCCGTTCGTGAGCGCCCATTGATCTTTCTCAGCTGCCTACGCGGCAGCGAACGCCTCCCCCCGATCTGCGCGATCTCGGATTCGATTTCTCAGCTGCCTACGCGGCAGCGAACGCCTCCCCCTGATCTGCGCGATCTCGGATTCGATTTCTCAGCTGCCTACGCGGCAGCGAACCGGGGTCTCGCGTGGATCGCGCTGCGCTGGGCTTTCTCAGCTGCCTACGCGGCAGCGAACAGCGCATTCAGATGGACGCCGACGAGCGCAGCTTTCTCAGCTGCCTACGCGGCAGCGAACGCACACGTTCTTTTATCTCGACCCTCCGTATTTTTCTCAGCTGCCTACGCGGCAGCGAACGACGAAGCTGTTCTATCGCGCGCAAAGCGCCGTTTCTCAGCTGCCTACGCGGCAGCGAACATTGTGTGGGCCGTTCCACACGCAGCGGCGCAATTTCTCAGCTGCCTACGCGGCAGCGAACCATGCCTTTCAGCTTGTGATTCAGCGCGAGCTTTTCTCAGCTGCCTACGCGGCAGCGAACCAGCGCGTACGTCTGCATCGAGCGCGGGCCGTTTTCTCAGCTGCCTACGCGGCAGCGAACCGTCGCGGCGAGTACCTTGGCGTCCGCATCGCTTTCTCAGCTGCCTACGCGGCAGCGAACCGGTTCACCGGCTGATAACCAGCGCTTCAACTTTTCTCAGCTGCCTACGCGGCAGCGAACTTCGCACGGAAGTCGGCATCGAGTTGATTCACTTTCTCAGCTGCCTACGCGGCAGCGAACATTTGGTTTCTCAAACGGAGGTTGCCATCTGCTTTTCTCAGCTGCCTACGCGGCAGCGAACTACGTGCGTCAGGAAACTCTGCTCGAAGTTCTTTTCTCAGCTGCCTACGCGGCAGCGAACGTTCGTGGTGGCAGCTCGACATGCGCCAGAGCTTTCTCAGCTGCCTACGCGGCAGCGAACGCCTGGTGAAAGGGCCGTGTGCGTGCCTGATTTTTCTCAGCTGCCTACGCGGCAGCGAACGATGCCGTGCCGCTGCTCGAATCCCTTCCATTTTTCTCAGCTGCCTACGCGGCAGCGAACGCGTCGGATCGGTGACGCAGCCGTAAATTGTCTTTCTCAGCTGCCTACGCGGCAGCGAACTAGCGCAATTGTACGCCATCCTATTGATTATTCACGAGAAGACGCTGTTTTTGGCTCGAACACCCAAATTTTAGCCTAGGCGCTAAGTCATTGATTTATCGCCCACGCAAGGATCCACTCAAAAAAAGGGTTCAGCGGTACGCTGACCGAAACCGCTGGCGAGGCCTGCCCAGAGGTTACTTCGTGTCGTCCGCGCGGGCAGCAGGATGAAACTTGACGGACCTGAGTAAGAGTCCGATCCGGCATCCTGCCGTCGTCCTTGCGAATCGATGGTGCCGCATGCCACCGGGAGCTTCTTCAAACCATGCTGCCCACATCGCCAGCTTCTTGGCGCCGCTCCTCTAATGCCACGTTTCTGGCGCGATACCAGAGGCGATCTACCCGAACTTCCCTTATGCAAACGCCCCTTTGCCGGACAAAGCCCCCCGCTCCCGCCTTCACCACATTTGACAATCGTCCAAAAAACGTCGCTATGCCATTCGCGTCCGTAGAAAAGCGGCGGGCGCTGACTCGCTCCTTGCGTTGAACCATTCGCTATCCTATCGACAAGCAAGGCAATCGACATCATGCAAAAAGAAGAACAACTCAGCACCGCACCTCTAAGCGGCATACAACTCGAAGCGGTTCTGGACCGGCTACAAGCCGATAGGGAAGAAACCGGCCCCGTCAACGCTCGGCCCAAAGACCGGCTCGAAGCCCAGCCATTGCGCGCTGATTCGCTTCAGACAATCGGCCGGCTAACGGGACTGTGAGGAGCGCGGGACTTCCGGAGCGCGCCCGCGCCGTCGTTGACCGCGAAGAGGCAAGCGTGCTCGCTGCGTCGCGGCCCGACGAGCGGGACTACGTGCTTTTTGTCTCTAACGCTACCGGCTGGAGATCGCATGCACGTCTCGCGACGACAGCCATGCTGGACGCGCTGCGGAAGATGACGCCCATCGTGTCCGAGGCATCGAATCTTCCCGACGCGCATGCGTGCAATCGATGGAACGTTCTCTACTACACCGAGCGCGGTTCACTGAAAGTCTCTCTGGCGACCGCAGCGTTGCGGCGCAGCCTGAGCCTTGCCACGCCGAGCCGCGAAACTTACCGGGCGTGGGACGAGGCGCACTACCATCGCTGCCGCGCGTGGACGCTGTGGAACGATGATCGTCGCGATGACGCCCATCTCGCGGCAAGCCATGCGATGTCCATGCTTCGCGATGCCGCACCGGGCCAGGATATCGACGAAAACGACTCGCTGCGGCTCGCTGATTCGATCATCGAGTATCTGCCCGACGAACTGCCCGTCATCGAAGAACAATGGCGTTGCCTGACTGCTTCCTGGGCTCTGCCGCGCCGACGCGAAATCGACATGCGCATCGCCCGGCTCGACGCCTGCGCACGTCATGCAAAGGGCGATCTGTCCGGCGCCATCGAGCGTTGCGCCGACGCGCGCCATAGTCTGGAACTCTTCGGCCCGGAGGCGACGACGTCATCGAGTATCACCCGCCGCGGCTGATCCAAGCAAAACGGTTCGATGATGCCGGCCGACTCGCGTTCGAGTATGCGTATCTACTCGACGAGTATCACGAGACGGTGCCCACGCCGTCAAGTTGTGCGGTGGCCGCGATGATCGCGTCGCGCCGGTCCGGCCCCCACCGCCCGCGCGTCATGTCGCCGATCACGTAACGTCCGTCTGCGAGCCGCCCCAATTTCGCGCCGGCCGTCCAGTCGCCGTCGCCCTCGACGCTCGCCAGATCCCAGCCGCGCACCCATTCGATGTAGGTGCTCGGCACGATGTCCACGATGCCGATCCGCTCGGGCTTGAACAGATCGCCCTCGGGCGGCACTGGCATCTGCTGATACAGCGACGCCCACGTGCGCGGGTTCGATTCGTACTGCGCCCAGTGTTTCCGGTCGAACCATTCGGGCCACAGATATTCGCCCTTCTCACGATCCAACGGATCGGTGTCAGTCTCGCACCGCGCCTGCAGGCACAGCACCTCCCACGTGTTGCCGTCGCGGCACGCAATGCGACCGCTCGCGCCGTGCCAGCCCTCGGGCAGGATACGACCGGCCAGATCATCCTCGTGCCAGCGCGTACCTATGTAGACGATCCAGCCGCCGGGCATGAGCCGCGTCTTGAGATCGTCCTCATAGGCGTCGTACACCTTGTCGCGGATCACCTCCGAGTCGGCCTGCTCGCGTCCTCTCATCACATCATCGAGGACCAGCCCGCCACAGCGGTTGCCTACGCGGCAGCGAACTCTTGCTGCAACTGCGCGCGCTGCGCCTCGAATTTCTAAGCTGCCTACGCGGCAGCGAACGCGCCCGGTCTTGATCGCCCAGAGGCGCAGCATTTCTAAGCTGCCTACGCGGCAGCGAACGCGCGGAGCCGATCTATCAGATCACCTCAGAGTTTCTAAGCTGCCTACGCGGCAGCGAACTTCACGGCGGCGACAACGAACGTATCGGCATCTTTCTAAGCTGCCTACGCGGCAGCGAACCCTGCTGCCGGTCGTCGTCGTCCGACTCGAAATTTCTAAGCTGCCTACGCGGCAGCGAACGTTGTTGTCGCTCGCGTAGCTCGCGACCTTGTTTTCTAAGCTGCCTACGCGGCAGCGAACGGATCTTCTTCTTGGTTTGCTGCTGGCTCATTTTTCTAAGCTGCCTACGCGGCAGCGAACGAGCAACCGTCGTCGGGCATCTCGGCGACGACCTTTCTAAGCTGCCTACGCGGCAGCGAACGCGCTGATTTGGATCGTTCTTCCTGCTTTCATTTTCTAAGCTGCCTACGCGGCAGCGAACAAGACGGCGCGGAACAAGGCCAACCGCAAGTTTTTCTAAGCTGCCTACGCGGCAGCGAACCTCGTTGCGTGGCGCCGCACGCCGCACGTGTGTTTCTAAGCTGCCTACGCGGCAGCGAACTATCTGCGGCTTGCGCGCCCCGATGTGTTGCATTTCTAAGCTGCCTACGCGGCAGCGAACCAGGCGGTCGCACTGAGCGCGGAGCAAGAGCGTTTCTAAGCTGCCTACGCGGCAGCGAACAGCGCGGCAGCGAAAATCCAAATTGCCGGGATTTTCTAAGCTGCCTACGCGGCAGCGAACCGTTAGCCAGTCCCAGCACGACGTTTTCCATGTTTCTAAGCTGCCTACGCGGCAGCGAACTCTCACGCATGGCGATGATGCGGCAGCGGGCGTTTCTAAGCTGCCTACGCGGCAGCGAACGACCACCTGTTCAGCAACGTGATGGGGCTGACTTTCTAAGCTGCCTACGCGGCAGCGAACTTGCTCGGGTTCTTCAGGAAATCCGTCGGGCATTTCTAAGCTGCCTACGCGGCAGCGAACGCGCACGACGGCGTGGTTGTGTTGGCGCAGGTTTTCTAAGCTGCCTACGCGGCAGCGAACACGATCGCTTCCATGATTTGTCTGACGCTAGTTTTCTAAGCTGCCTACGCGGCAGCGAACGTGCCTCGAGCGAGCGTTTCGGTCGTTCTAATTTTCTAAGCTGCCTACGCGGCAGCGAACTCGACGGACGCGCGCACGATGAATTTCCTTCGATTTCTAAGCTGCCTACGCGGCAGCGAACGCCGCTATCTATCTATCTGGCGATCACGAGGCTTTCTAAGCTGCCTACGCGGCAGCGAACGGCGGACGTGGAACAGACTTCGAGTGCGATGGCTTTCTAAGCTGCCTACGCGGCAGCGAACAGCATCAGATCGAGCAGGACATCCAAGCAAAGTTTCTAAGCTGCCTACGCGGCAGCGAACTAGACGGGTTCTACGCCATCCTCTTGATTCTCCACGAGAATGACGCTGTTTGGGCTCGGGCACCCAAAATTTGACCTTGGCCCTAAGTCATTGATTTGTCAGGTACGCAAAGGCCGACCCGAAAAAAGGGTTCAGCGCTACGCTGCCCGAGATCGCCGCTGACGGCTTGAGCGCGGCATTTGCCACCGCCGCCTGATCAGCCTCGCCGGGATCGACGGCCTTGTCGCCCGTGCTCAACAATGGCCTCGAGTTCCGTATCGCTCATCGACTGCACGCGCAGCGGGCCACCGTTTGCGCCGGTGACTTCGACCGCCTAAGCGGTCTCCTTCCAGTGCGCGCGGCACTTGAGCCAAAAGATCGCCGCGATCGTGTCGCCGCCCGTCGCCTTGTTGTAGAGCGACTGCGCGACATTGCTGTTGGCGCGCACCGCGCCCTCCTGCATCTCTTGCGCGAAGTGCTGACGCAGCGTCTGCTCGGTGACCGGACGGCCGCGCGGCCCGGTGATCAGCGCACAGATCTCTGAAGCGGATGTCCCGCATGCGGCGAGCTTGAGCACAAGCTGACGCTGCGCCGCGGCGGGTGCGAAGGTGCTGCGCGGCATTGTTCATCCTGTGCTGATGCTCCGTATTCCTGTTCAGTCAAGGGATTGAGACTGTCGGGCGAGAGGGCTGTTGCTTCGTGTCCCTATGCCCATGCGATGGACTGGCTTTCATCGGCGAGCAGAGCGTAAATGCTCCCCACCACAACCATCTACGGAGCTACCGAAATGAACACCATGGCCAACGATCGAATCGCCGCAGCACTTGCGCCTCGAAACCTCAATGAACAGTTGTCCGCCACCGCACGCGAGTGCATCGCGATGCTGCTCGGCTTTTCTTCCTGCGAACACGCGGCCGACTTCCACACCACGCTGCGCGAGATCGCACCGCTTCCCGAAGGCTTCACCGTCGGCGAGGCGCTCACAGCCTATTTGGCCCACATCGCCAAGCGGCTCGATCCCAAGACTCCTATCGCCGCATGAACACCACGTTGAACTGCACGACCGAAACAACCATGTCCGTTACTGCCTATCTCATCGATCCTTTCAAGCGTCACGTCCACGAGGTCAAGCTGGATGAGCACGCAAGGGGTCAGCGTGCGCTGCGTTCCGCCCGGGCCGTCGCGCCAATCCGGCGGAAACAGATCGGCGAGGTTCAGCTCGAGTGCCGCCGCGATCTCGGTGACGCCGCAGCCCGCGAAGCAGTGCATCAGCACGGTGCCGTCGGCGGTCTCGGTGATGGCGAGCGCCGGCCGATGCCCTTCGTGCGCCGGGCACATTGCCCGCCAGCGGCCGGGCGCAACCTGACGCACGCCTTCGAGGCGCGTGAGCAGCATCATGACGGGGCGTGCCGCCGCTGAAACCGAGGCGCGGGTCCGCGCGCGTGGCCGGTCGCCGGACATGGCCGCTCACCCGTTGCTGAACACGTCGTCGAACATGACCCGCCGCTCCTCGCCGTGCAGCGGTCGCCGGCCGTACCAGCGTTCGGCCACCGCCGCATAGTGGTTGGCGTTGCGCGCGTAGTGGCCGCCCCGGCGCCGCGCTTCAGCGCGCACCTGCTCGCCGGGCGTGGGCAACCGCGGCGCTTCTGCAAATCGCACATCGAACAGCTTCATGGTCGTCTCGCTTCACACGTGATCGGTGTCCGGGCCAGCATCGCCATCCGGTGGCGTCGACACCACCAGCGCCGAACGGGCGAGTTTGGCAATGCGCTGCATGGCGGGCTTGCCGCCTTCCTGCTCGGCAATCCGGCTGATCAGGTGCAAGGCGCGACGCAGGCGCGGCACATCGTGAACGGCGCGTGCGCGCAAGTGCTCGCCATGCGCGATGCGCATGTCGCGGAACAGCGGGTTCATCATGGATCTCCGAACAGATCAGCCGTTGGCTCAGCGAGCGGCTCGATGACGATCTCCGCGGGCGGATGCGTGCGATCGATGCCGTGATAGACGTGCTTCTCCCGAATCTGACGATCATTGAGGTAGACACCGTCCTGCACGCGCTCGCGCACCTTCACGCCATTGCGCTGGACATACGCCCAGCGGTCCTGCAGCACGTCCAGCAACAGGTCCTCGGCGAGATCGGGCCGCTCGCTGGCGTAGAACAGCTTCAGCGTGATGCGCAACGGACCAGCCAGGCGCATCCGGCATTGCACGGGAATCTGCCGCAACGCGGAGCGTTCGTACGCGCGCGCCTTGTCCGACTTGATCGATGCGGGCCGTAACCGCACTTCGCCAGTGGCCGTACGCAAACGGCGCGTGACGATCGCGCGGCTGTTGGCCTTGCTCGCGCATTCGCCGAGGATCGTGAAGGCGATGACGGTCATGTCGCGCTCAGCGATCTCAGTGCGGCTCCGCAGCGAGCCCGTCGAGAATGTCGAGCAGCACGTCGCCGGGTCGCATGTCCGAGGTGTCGCTCACGAGGGCACGAGCCCGCGCGTCACGCTCCCGCAACTCGGCCAGGCGGCGCATGATCTGATGGATCGTCGATTCCGCATCGCGTAGCGGCACCCGCGCGGCGTGCTCGGCCTGCGTCAGCGTGACGGATGGCCGTTCGCGTCGAACGGCTCGCCATTCGTGATTGCGATCTTGCGACCAATGTTTTTGATCAACCACCATGTCGTACTCCTAATTCAAGTGCATGCTGCGCGCTCCGGCGAAGCGAGCTGGCTCACGCGGCGGAGACGCCCTTGCCTCGCCGATTAGCGTATTCCTCAAGTGCATCCGCATGCTTGAGATGTGCGCGACCCACCTTGCGGTGTTGAGCCGCGTTCCAATGCACCTGCGGAGTGGTCAGCACTTCCAGTAGGACGTACTGCGGATTTTCTCGTTGCTCGTGCGGGATCGGGTAGCGGCGCTGAAGAACGCCCGTGAACAGCTCGCCTTGTATGGCTCGCGTGTCCTCGGATTGCGCACCGTAACGACGAGCCAATTCTCGCCGCGTGACGTCCAGCAGAAACTGCGTGAAGCCGTAACGGGCGCAGAGGGATTCATGCCCGCTTTCGAGCGCGGCGCGGGCGCGCGTGGCGACCGCGTTGCACTCGACGCAATCGAGGTTTTCGACCTCAAGGGCGGTGATGGTGCTCCGTACCGTGCGGACGATTGCGTCGCGCGTGCCGGCCGCTTTGGCGTCATGCTTCATCGTCTGCTCCTTCTATCATCGCGGATAGGAAAGCAATCGCCGTCGGCGCAATACGACGAACATCAGCTTGCATCGTATCGGTCATTGCGCTGAACACCGCAACCGGATCCTTCGAGGCGTATCCGTCACGTTCGAAGTCGCGCAGCCTTCCCCACAGCCAGAGCGAATCGTCCGGAAGTCTCGCGACAGTAGAGGCGGCGGGATCACGAATCTCTCGAATGAGCGCGGCCGTGCTCGGCTTCTTGTCGGGATCGCGCAGCGCCGCTTCGAACTCTGCTTCCGGAATCTGCGCCAGTCGCTGCCACTTCGACGATTGATCGCGTGTCACGCCGATCTCAGAAAGCGTCGCATGCGGCGACGCTTTTCCACGTCCCGGTCCCGGTGCGCGCTGCGGCGGCCCATTTGGCCGCACTTGCCGCTGCAAAGGTGACTCCTTCGGGAAAAGAGCAAGCGCCGCCAGCATCCACGTACGCCGAAGTGCGAGACCGCATCGAGCATGCACGGTCGCTCGAGGACCTGGATGAAGCGATCGATATGGCGCGTGCCCTACCGCAAGCTGGCTTCCGTGGTGAATTGCTCGACATTGCGCACGCTCGACGCGACGGGTTCACGCAGTAGCTTTGCAGACGGACATGGGATGCAGCAGTCGGCAACGCGTTCCTTAAGGAAAGGACGAAAGAGGCCGATGAGCCGCCGCACTCGCGCGCAATGCCCCGTTCATGAGTGGATGTTCGCGGAACACAACGGTACAGTCGTCGTCCGTTTGAACCCACACGGGGACGCACGACAGCCGCACCCTTACCAAGAGAACAGAAATGACGAGCACATGCACCGCTAACCACCATTAGGACTACTGTTGATGGATACGAAGCTATCCGAACGCGTCGTGCCCGCGCACTACGTCACCGTCTCGCTCGCCGCCGTCATCACGGGGCTTTCCGAGAAGGCGATTCGCCGCAAGATCGAGGACGGCAAGTGGCGCGAGGGACGTGAATATCGCCGCTCGCCTGACGGCGGTGTGTTTATTGATTTGAGAGCTTACGAGAAATGGGTAGAACAAGCGGCGGGGTAGAAGTCAGAGACAGCTCGATCCGCCTGAGCTTCACGGCGAACGGCGTGCGTTACCGGCGCACGCTCATGGTCAACGGCGCGGCGATGCTGCCGACGCCCGCAAACATCAAGTACGCGAACCGCCTCATCGCCGAAATCAGCGAGCGCATCAGGACGGACGCATTCAGCATGGACTACTACTTCCCCGAGGAAGAGACTCCAGCGCCGACGGACGATTAGTCGATGTCAAAGGCGCGCGTGAAGAAGGCATCGGCGGTTCAGAGATCACCTGATGCGTCGCCTTCGCAGGATGCGGGGCTTACCGTCGAGGCGTGGCTCACGCAATGGCTCGGCATGACGCGCATCGAAACTTCCACGCGCATCGGCTACGATGCCGCCGTCAAGTTCTGGACGCGCTCGCCGTACGACAACCGTGGCCGCCCGATGGGCACGCTTTTGCTGCGTGGCCTGAAGCTCTCGCACATCCTCACGGCCATCGCCAGCCGCCGCGAACTCTCGGGCAAGACAATCAACAACTATGTGTCGGTGCTGCGCCTGGCGCTCGGCATTGCAGTCGCCGATGAGTTGATCCCTACCAATATCGCCGAAGCCGTCACGCGCGCCAAGCATCAACGTCAGCCGACCGATCCGTTCTCTCGCGAGGAGTCCGAGGCGATCATTGCCGAGGCCGCCCTGATGGATGCGCAGATCCACAACTACATCGAACTGTGGTTCTGGTCGGGGCTGCGCACGTCGGAGATCAATGGGCTCGAATGGCGCTATGTCGACTTCAAGGACAACACGATCGCCATCGAGCGCGTGTTGGTCGCCGGTGAGGAAAAGAACCGCACCAAGACGGCCGAGGCGCGGCTGGTGCGCCTGAACAGCCGCTCACGCGCCGCCCTGCTGCGTCAGCGGGCCTTTACCCAGGTTGCGGGCGGACGCGTGTTCCAGGATCCGCGCACAGGCCAGCCGTGGCACAGCGAAGAGGCGTTCCAGCGCGTGTATTGGGCGCGCATCCTCAAGCGCCTCGGCATCCTTTATCGCCGCCCATACAACATGCGGCACAGCTACGCGACCAGCATGCTGATGGCCGGCATGACGCCGGCCTTCTGCGCCCGGCAACTCGGCCACACCGTCGAGATGTTTCTCCGCACCTATGCCAAGTGGATCGACGGCAGCCAAAACGACCTGGAAATGGCACGACTAGAGAATGCGCTCACCGACCCTTTAACTTCCCCGCTTACGGCAAAGCAATAGCCGCCCTCTCAGCGCAGGTGCATCGCAGACATCTGTCCTCATGCCCGATGAGCAACATACGCGGCGGCCAGACGCCATCCACATCGGGCAACTGTCGGCCAATAGCGGGCATTCGACACCAAACGTCAGATCGTCGACAATTGCATCAACAGGCAGCCGCCATTGAGACAAATCGTCCTTTGGAGATCATCAATCTCTTCTGGGCAACGTCGAGCCACGTCCCCTTACAAGCGCATGATCACAGACCCAACGCCCGCGACATACCACCTGCACATTAATACGGCAGACGGAATTTCCGCGTTGCACTTTTGGTGGTGGGTCAGTTACATAACACTGTGCCTCGCTATCTGGGAAGTCGATAAAGCACTCTTTGTCATATTACTTGTGTCCGTTTTCACGTTTCCTCCGCTCGTCGTCGCTTGGCTAGTCGGAACGATCAAAAACGTCGTTCATGGCAGATGGCGCCGTGCGGTCTCCGCATTTCTGGGGCCACCGCTCGCTGGAGTTCTGTTCGTTGTGCTTTCGGCGTTGGGCTTGGATCCCGACCGCATTCATTTTCTGCTGGTCAAGTACCCACACCAAATCGAAGTTTCGTCAACTGCGGGTGAGGGCGTGCGGCGCAACTGGAGTTGGGGATTAGACGCCGCTCCATTGTCACCGGGTGTCGCTTACACACTAACCTACGATCCGACCGACGCGGAGTCGCACTTAGAGAAAAGGCCCGACAAATCAGTCCGCCCGATGGGGGATCACTTCTACGTCGTTAAAGAGTCAGAGGATGGCAGTCCACTTTGA